CACACCACTCTCGAACATCATAGCAAGTGAGTTCTGATAGCGAAGGAATGTCTGTGTTATCTGGTCGAGTATAGGTCTAATCCTTTTTATAAGTGAAGGCTGAAGTAACTGACCTGCATGGACTGGAAGCTGAGGTTTGCTTAGACTCTTGCGGGATGCCATATTAATAGGCCCCCAATCGAAGCAATAATCAGTGTCCATAACCCAAAAGCACTGATACGGCTGTCTCTTAAAGACATGCTTGACCTCCTGTAAGGCACCTGCGTCTGTATTAGCTTTTGTCAGTGGCTTAACTTCCGTTTCCCATCCGAGGTCTATAATGCTATTTCTTCCCCTGAAACTCTTGTAGTAAAGTTTCTTGCTCGTATCGGTGTCCATCCACCACGACTGAAAGACTGGCACCTTAAACCCGTCATAGCCGTAAGTGTTATTTGATGGATCGAGCTTACTGAACTTATCGTCCCATACGCCCGCGTAGTTACCATACCTACCCTTGACTTTACCCGCCAACTGCGCCCATTCTTCTTCCTTGACATCGGGCAGTTTGTTTCTCAGGTTAGAGATAGTCCAGTTAGTACAGTAACCCGCATATTCCGAATCCGAATAGTCAAATTTATTGGAGAACTGAATTACAAGGTTCGCAGGGTCAAGATACCTGCACTTGAACTTACTGTCCTCTGAATCATAATAATCTTCTATCGCAGCGTGCTCTATACAGATAAAATCATCCAAGCACTTCTCAAAGGTCTCGGTATCCCACTCTGATATATTAAAGGTATGCCTTAGTATCTTCTGCATGGCTTTCGCCACGTTGAGCTTAAATCCGCCTTGAGCCTCAAACATATCCAAGTCCTCTTTAGACCTCGGCAACAGCACGTCCTCATCAATGGGTATCCCCATATCCATCTTGATCTTGTTCTGCCACTCGATGTTCTTAGCCTCAATGAACTTGATATACTTCTGTTCCTCAGCGAGCTTCCGTGAGTCAGCATCTATTGTGTCCACAAATAGGTCATAATCAGCCTTGTCGAACATCCCGTGTATTGCTGATAAAATTTGCGGGGCCGGACTAAGGTTCTGCCACAAAATAGATGCCCATCCTTCACGCTTTGAAACTCTACCAATAGGAGTGTCGTCGAAAGCCGTTACCGATCCATTAGCCTCAGTAGATACCGAGTTGGTCAGCCATTTTTTATACTGTTCAATGTCTTGTTCCCCGCGTGAGTAAGCCCTGAGAGTAGCGAACTCATTCTGATAATCGAGCGTCCATGCAGTCTGATTTTTTAAATACAGCGAATAGACTGCTTGTGCGTACTGACGGCAATACTTAGCTGTCTTAGTCTTAGGGTCGATATCCCTGGAAGGGAAGGGATATTCGGTCTTTGTATAATTATTTAAGACGGGGATACTCATCTCTGTGATATATTTTCACAAAGATAATCACTTTTGAATTAACCTCATCCCAATCTCTTTTACTACGGCAACCGTTACTGCATTACCGAGCATTTTATATCTTTGAGTTTTAGCAACCTTTTTAACCACACCATCGTAATCACCGTACTCTGTCCAATTATCAGGGAATCCCTGAAGTCTTTCGCACTCTATCTCTGTTAGTCGTCTTATACGTCTTTCGTGCATTGAAGTTAATACTGCTTTGCCGTTCTCATCTCTATTACGTTTCCCCCTTGCTAAATAAGCATCGGGAGTAACGGCATTGGCAATGTGTCCAATCATTAATAGATTATCCTTTTGAACTCCCGTAAGTGCGTTGGTTTTATCATCTTCCTGCACTTCTAATAGTTGCCCATTTTCTCTGCCTCGTTGGGCAACTATTCTAACTTCTGCCTTATCTGAATTGCGTACTGCGGGTGCGATATCGCCCTCTTTATAATCTTTATCACTCCTGTGTCTAATCAATGTCATTGATGAGTGATTCCCCCCACTATGCCCACCACCACTTAAAGTTCTAACACTTCTGGCTTCATTTGGCTTTTCGTTGCCATCATCCTTTCTATCACCCCGCTCGATAGGAAATATGAGTTGTCCACTTCTTTCTGCAAGATGTCCGATAAGGTATATCCGCTCTCTATTTTGGGGTAGAAACCATGCTGTATTAAGCAGTTGCCATTCAAGTCTATAACCCCCAATGTCGGTAAAGGCTTGGATAATCGCCCAAAAGTCTTCACCATTGTTTGAGGAGAAGACCCCCTTAACATTCTCCCAGATAAAAAGGTCAGGTCTGCATTCGGCAACAAGTCGTAAGGCTTGCCCGATAAGAGAACTTCTTTGTCCTTCCATCCCTGCTCTTCGTCCAGCCACGCTGAAATCTTGGCAAGGCGATCCAAAAGTGATAATGTTTGGTCTGGTAATTGCTCCTGATCCCAAATCTGTAACTGATCCGACATATTCTGAATGTTTAAAGTTATATTTGTAATTGGCTATTGCATGCCTATCTATCTCTGAATAATAATGAGTAGTAATATTGAAACCCGCTTGAGTTAAGCCTAAACTAAACCCTCCTATACCTGAAAATAAATCTAATAAGACAATATCATTACTCATCCCCCAAAGATAAAACAGATAAATGAGAATTCCAAATTCAATAACGCCTTTTTTGGAAAAGATTATAGCCCGACAGGTCAATAGCATCACCTGAACCATTCGTCATAAGCTCCCTGTATCGTGACTTGCTCCCAAGCAGGGCGAAGCCGAAGGCTACCTTCAAGTCCTTGGTAGTGAAATCTTCAAGCCCTCTGAATGCCTTTATTTCATTAAGCAGGTCATCGTGGTTCTCTACATGCCCCCTGAACTGTATATAATCCTTGTACTCTCTTACAATCTCCTGTTGCACTTCTGTACCCGTGTATCTCCCCGGTAAGGGCTTCTGCTTACCGTCGAGTCCTATGTCAAACAGGAAGTACCCCGCATAGCCCCTCTTATAAACATAACTAATGAATGCCTCTACGTTCTGCTCAGGATAACACATGGCACCGAAATACTGAAATGCCATGATAGCATCTTCAAAGAACTCTTCTTGTGTAGCAGGTCTATATCTATACGATAGCACACATTTAAAACTGTCCCATTCATTCTTAGGCTTATCGCGGTCTAAACTCTCATCGTATTCCCAAAGGATAGCTATACCTCCATCAGACTGCCTTGAACTTGATAAACTCGTACCTAACTTATTGCTCAACTTTGCTTCATTGGCTTTCAGGTTTCTAAACGGGTCTACCCCGCAAGTGAACCTGACTCCATTGATAGGCTTCCATGATGGCACTATCTTATTGCTTAACCCGTCCCATACCTCTATCATCTCCCTTTGATTAGTCATACCTTCTGGTATGTCCTTAGACATCCTGAACTTAGGAATATCAGGATCGTTCTTCCATAATACTCTACCATCAGGAAGTGATTCTCTATAGAAATATCCTATCTTATAAGGTGATTTCCCAAATGATTTGAGTCTGTTTAACTCACCGAGGCGCTTGTCTACTATCTCAAGGTTATACCCTACACTACCAGAAGTCCCCAACCAACACTCCGCCCACGTGAACGGTGACTTACGCCTTATGCTTCGATATGCTTCAAGAGACTGTGGTGTGTTCTCTGCTAATAACGCATCTCTTTCAGCCTGGAACATCTGTCTTGCACCCTTCCCACTTTTAGCGAATATAGCATCGGGCGACAATCGTATCTGTCTTTCAGTCGGAGTATCAGCCACAGACTTCCCAAACCTGTCAATGAACCCTTCCATCGCATAATAGGCTGGCATGAATATCCTTGCGAAGCCTGAAGCTGTCTGCCCCTTATGCGGGATGCGGTTATAGAAACACGACATCATACACATTCTATAATAAGGCGCACTGGCGGATTCCATCTCTTCGATTGTCGATGGGTTCTTAACATACACGCCATCAAGGATGTTCAAACCCATACCCGTAGCCATGGTGAGTTTGTTGATATTCCATCTTTCAAAGATATTTACCGCTAACTGAGAAGATTTGCCTTGTTCGTCGTTAAGAAGGTTGTTTAATCTATCACCCTCGTTCTTGAATAAACCCCCTGAGTCTGAGAACATTACAGCACTCCCAAGTCCCTTTATATGATAGACATTAGGCGGTGCATCAAGCCTTAACACAGTCGGTCTCCTGCTCCCCTCCCACATAGGCTTAACACACATAGGCAGTCTGTCAAAAGCAGGGAGTAATTTCTTCTTATAATGTATCTCAGCATTATTCCCCTCGAAGGATATGATAGTGCTGAAGTGTGATCTTCGTGTAACTGATTCTTTTAATATCTTCCCTGCGGCTTCATGCGTATTTCCTTTCCTACGAGTTTTCGGCTCGGCATCCCCGAAAAAAAGTCGCCTGCCTAAGTCTATCATCTCATACTTACCATCCTCACCTTTTACTGCCCTCCCCGTTTCATTATCAATATGAGCAAATGTCTCTGTGCTATTCTCGAGATACCATGCGAAACAATGGACCCTTCTCCTGTCATCCCTGTACTCAGGGTAACACTCAGCTTCCGATATGTAATAAAAGTTAAGAAAATCGAAATAATCAGGAGGTAAGAACGTTAATTCCCCGTCATTATAGAACCAATAACCATACTTCCTGCACCACCAAGCAGTCTTTAGCCACTCTATCTCATCCTGTAAGTTTTCGGTTTCGCTCTCGAACAACTCCCAGAACTTAAGATAAATCTTGTACCCTTGAATTGTATCTTGTCTATTGCGTCTTTCTATCTCATAAAGTTCTTCAAGTGCTTTCTTCTCGAGAATCCTTAGTTTCTTAGGTACTTCAAGTCTGCGGAAGTATTGCTCATCGCGGTCTAATCCATAATTATCAATTCTGTTTAAGTCTTTAGGCGGTGTTGGAAGTGAGAAATAAATTGGTGTTAAGTCAGGATCACCATCATTAATAACCTCCCATGTCTTAGGTTGCCCAACGATCCTTGCAGACGGCGGTTCATCGCCAAGGAATCTCGGTTTCTCTGGCATATATCCTGTCCCGTATGGACACCAATCATCAGGGAGTTTACCTTGCTCGGCTAATATACCAACAATGCTCTCGGGCTTAAGCCCTAACTTATCCTCTTCAAGTTCCCCGTTATCGTTATCGAATATGGAAGGCTTCTTTGCTTTCTTCGCCATTCTTTCTGTTTTCACAAAGATAGCAATAAAAAAGCGGTGTTCTGTCGAGGTACACCGCCAAACCATTGGAGTTGTTTATCTCGGTACAACCCTAACCTAAGAGTTACAACGGGTACTCTCCAACCTCACTACACATTTAAAAGGGGCATTTAACTTTTTTCATCTTTCGTTTTGCCCTTATCTTAAGTATCTTCATATTCATCTAAGAGGTCTTTCATGGACTTCCCCTCTTTCATCGCCGCCCATGCATAAACAAAAGACTGTAACTCTAATTTATTCTTAGGAAATCGTTTCTTATCGAAGACTGGCGTAGCCCATAATCCTCTTTGGTAAATAGCCCTTCTTGAATGAGATTCCGCAACACCAACAGTCAATGAATCAAGTTCGGGTATATACTCCCATCCATAGTTAGGAATAAATGTGGTAATATCCTCGTCCCCCTGTAGTGCCTTATCCCATTTGAATTTTCTCCAAGGCACTAATCCCTTTTTAATAGCTTCATTCATTAAATGATCTTTTATCTCATCATTAGAGGCAAGCCTAACACTAGATGCATAATGAGAAATCTCATAAGTTTCCGTTAAGAGACTACCATAGATAGCTAATATTTTAAATAACCGCCCCTTTTTATGGTTAGGTTCATCCCTATCGTCTATACGGATAACCCAATCGCCCACCTTATAGATTGTTTTATTTATCGGGTCGCACCCAATAATATACCTGCCACTCTTATAAATATCGTCCTTAAATTCTTGTTGCCGTATCCATTCATTAATCCTATCAACCTTATTTCTTAAGGCTTTTAAGTCCATCCTGAACTCATCATAAATCATCTTGTCCATTACCAATCCCTTTCTCTATCCATACTTCTAACTTCTTTCTCAGCCTCGTGCGCCCTCTCCTGATATTCACAGGCATGGTTATATGCATCTTCATACATGGACTTATAGGTGCATAGTTCATCGTAAAGTTCGGACACTAACTCTTCTGTACTAATTAATACAGAAATCTCTGATCCTTCTCTTTGGATAAGGCTCTGTGGAAAGCCAACCTCTATAATATCAATTATTGGTTTCATAGATTTACACAATGATATTGTTCAACTTTAAACTTCATTCTATCTTCTACCTTATCGGGCTTGGGTACGCTCGTTATCCATTCCGTTGTAACCCATTGTTTGCCACAGTTTCTACATAAATGGGTGATAGTACATAACCATCGGATGTTTTTCTTTTTCATAGCTATGCATTCCTCCATCTTTCATATTCAGCATCCCAATTTTCCTCATTCCTACGTTTACGTTCTTGCTCTTTCAGATAATCATCATGCCCCTCCCAATACGCACGATCTGGACTATCAAAGTCGGCAGCAAATTTAGACGGTCTTGACATATCATCCCTGCCATGAGAAGCACCCCTGTATCCATCTCTGTACGCTTCATCTTGTTCCCAATTATAATATGTCTTTTTCATCTCTTCGTGTTTCTATGTTCCATTTCCCAAATGAACCAAATCCATACTATTATATTAAGTATTCCTAATAATACGAGAGTTGCTGTCATTATTGCGTAATTTATCAATATTTAGATAAGAACATTTTGGGCAATATTGTTTCCAAGCATCTGGCGACCAAAATAAACTGCCACAGTTTATGCAATGCAAATGGTAACGTCCATTAATTTTCTGCTTCTTTTTTATTTTCATTTGTCTAATATTGGAATGTAAAATCTATCAATAGCACTTGGCGGTTCATCGTATACATCGCTATCGCAATAACCACGTTTAAGCAGGAAGGTTGTGTATTCTGTGATAATATATTTACCATATTCATCCATTTGCCTACACATAAACTCATCATCATGCCCTGTCTCATTCCATTCTGCCTTTGATGCTGGGCATTTTGCCCAAAACCACTCTCTTGCTGTTAATGGATACTTCTTCATATCAACTCGTTTAACCTATTGACAATATCCCGTAGGTTACTATTAGCCTTACGCATGCCGTTTATTAAGTTACCTAATACGGGGACAACACTACCATCTTCGTCCATTGGCATACTTGGGTCTTTTTCAACACATGCCGGACGTGATCTAATCCTGTCTAATGTTTCATTGATAACACTGATACACTTATCCCTTTCTTCTGACTCTGCTTTCATTGAGTTGATAATAGATACAAAGGCTTTTTCTACATCTGGTGTTTCATGCATGGCTTTATGTTTTAATTTTCACCAAAGATAAAACACTTAATTGAGATTTCCAAATTTATTTACATAAAAAAAGGGAGCAGACATCTTATCCGCTCCCCCAAACCAAAACCAACTATGAAACACAAACCCCCAAGTCTAAGAATTCACTTGGGATAAGAGATTCGCTAAGGTGTTATTGACCAATACCGTCTTTGTATCCCAACCGGACTCGTTATACGTAACCCATGACCGTGCGGCGTTATTCGTATCAGCAACCGCATAAGCGAAATAAGCCAAGCCTATCTCTACATCCGTAGTCGCCAAATTCGGGTTGTTGTTAAGATAAGTCGTCAGCGTAAGAGAGTTATGCACTGGCGCTAAATCCATCTGCGTGATAATCTGTGCCGCCGTTAAGACCAAGATCATATAATTCCCTCTGTCTTTTTCGTCAAAGGGGTTATCAAAATAGTACAGGGTGCTTACACCGTGTCTCTCGATAATGCTGTCTACTCTGTTCTGACCGGCATTACCTGTAGTATTCAATAGGTACTGTGTACCTGTAGTTGCATTACGTACCCTCTTCCAAGAATCGCATTGCCATCTAGCCACCGTTGCTAAGAATAACATATTCTTTCTTTTTATTAATTATCCTCTTCCAAATACATCCTCATCCTCGCCCTGCTCACCAGTAGTTGTTGAAGTCAAAGTAGGATACAGATCGTTGTCCATGCTCACAAGCACTTCCATCCTCTTGAAACTGCCTTTGTAATAACAAATCCAAACGTAATTTGTCGGATCAGGATTGTACCTCGTCACATACGTTATCGCGCCTAAGCCGATAGTAGTGTTAACAGGTGTCCTAAAAGGAAAGACAGGATTGCCCTTATATGGACTATTGAACGGGACAATCGGGAGTGTCACCGCATTCGATGCGTGTACATAGTCAAACTCGGCAGCAAGCTCGGCTGCGCTCAAGTTGCATATAACCTCCGAAAGCCCCTCACGTCTACTCCCTGGGTTGTCAGAGTACTGAAAAGAACACTTCGGAATTGCCAAAGTCGACAAGTCCTTAATATCCGTCACCCTATTTGTATTTAGGATGAACAGGCGTCCGTTGTCCTCAATCTTGGCAACCCTATTTGAAGAGTCACGAACGTCGCGCCAAGATAACACGTTGCACAGAAATAATCCCATTACCTTACTTTTTAAATTTTTACCTCAGTTACCATTTTAAACCAAAGGCAAAGGTACGAATTAATTTTTAATTGCCTTTTGATAGTATAAGGGCTATCCTACGCCTCTGCACTACATTGTAAATCTTATCACCATCGAATCTCGCAAGCGTTGACATTCTTTCGAGCCTGAACACCGGACTGCCTGGATTAAATAACACAAGGTCGCCATCCTTGAGTTCTTTGAAGTCTGCGTAGTTGGGATTCTGATATTCACGGTTGGGCTTACCGACGAATCTTACGATACCGCGGGTCTTGTCCTCTACCTCTGTTTTTATTGCTAATGGCGAATCGTTGTACGTATAAAATGGCGAACATAATACGTACCCGTTAAGCATTATGACATCTTCCGTCCACCTATTACCAAATTTACTTAACCACCGTTTCCTCTTGGCAACATACAAATCCTGATACGGGATGATACGGAGGTTCTTATCCTCACACAATATCTCTACTGCATTTTTACTTTCAATAGCATTAAAAAAAACCTGATCCCCAACACATAATTCCATATCGCAGTCCCACGGCATACTATGAGAATCATCTTTCTTATAATATAGCATCTCTGGTAATTTAGCAACGATCCCCCATATTTCTGCAAGATCGGCAGCATGAGAAGTCTTTTCGTCATCATACTCGGCATCGACATCAAATCCCACAATAAGATTTCCCTTACTTCTTAACCCCTCACTCTTATATGTCATTTCTATTAACACATGATTTTGGGGCATAACACCATTATCGAGTTGTGCTTTAGTTATCCTCTGTTGAAATATTTCTGCCATTTATTTTTGATTTGCCCAACCATGTCCATTTAATATCACACACCTTAATGGGATTGGTTTTATTATAACTATTTTATTAGGTTCTTCCTTAATCGGGTTTGTCCAAAATACCCGCATCCGTTCTTTCGCCCATAATTTCATCAACTCTTTTAACGGTAATGGTTTATAAGAGTAATTATTCGATGTTACCGTGTAACCAATATAACACCCCGTACTATAATATCTCGATGGAGTACAATAAGACGCAGATGTATCTGTCCATGTAGTGTCATCACCATATGTCCTATATGTCGTTGATGTTGCAATCATTTTACTTTACTCGTTTTCTCTTTTTCTCTTATGAAAAGCTCTACATCGGAGCCGTAGTGGATTATGTGTTTTGTCTTATTTGAAAACGTCACGGTTATTCTTTCCCCTTTTAGTATAATACTCTCAGGTATAATTAGCCCTAACGCGGTTCCAATAGGCATACCTAAAGTATATACCGTGAAGTGTATGTCGTCAGGAAGGACACATTTGTTGAAGCGGATACTGTAAATTTCCTCTGTGGCTTTCATATCAGCGTCCTCCCTTTCTTTTGTAGATTTGGAAACTTAATCGGCAATCCGACCTGCCGTATACTGTGCAGTATCTCAAGTTCTTCTCTCGACAAGATGTTGTAGAATATATTCTTATCCGAGTCCTGCCCATGACTGTTGGTGTGAAACATCGTGAACTTATTCAGCGACTCCTTGGACTTGCAATCGACTATCACGCCCTCTACCACCGCCGTAGTCTTGACATACGGAAAAATATTTCTACTCGCCACCGCATCTGTTCCTGAATTCCGTGGTACGCTACACTCCCATGGTCGCCAATTAACTGCATCAAGTACCCTCTTATTGATAGTTTTGCCAACACCTAATAACTTCTTTGATGTTATATGCTTTAGCGTGCCTCTGTAATCACCATCTGTGTCGTAGACGTATAAGCCCTTAACCCCTATTACGTCTACATCATTATCCATCTCGGACATTATGTTTCTCAAACATTGTGTGGACATGATATCATCACTTCCCATTACAACCACGTAGTCTACACCGATCTGCCTTAAATATTCACAACCGACGTTCCATTTCTCGCTTGAGGGAGTATTCGGATAAACAATATGTCCTATCTCATATTGAGAGCATATCGTGGCGTCAACGGCTTCGCTCACACATATGACAGGAAAGTTAATCCCTACCTCCGCCCTGAGTCTCTTGATTGAGGCGCAGAAGAGTTTAAGAATCTGCGGTCTACGGAAGTTGATGGTCAAAAACCCAAAGGTCATCATTAATGTCTTATTTTAACTCTCTTAGATTTCCTAAAAGCCGGTTCTGAATATGGGCAATACATACATTTATATATAGTTTCTCCTTTTGCGTTGTGGCTTATATACAAATCATGTCCTCTTTTATCACAATCTGTTTTTACTTTACTCGATTCCATTTTATTTCTATTTTGCATCAAATATAGTACATCTCAGCGATAATTCCAAATATATTCGCATGAAAAATGTTTACAATCCGTGAAAAGTGCATAAAAACATATATATCGTGTGAAAAACGATTATATTACGCCCCAATTGTATAGAAACTCATTGAGAATCTTTGTCTGCACACTATCGTCTTTCGTCTCTCGCCATATTGTTTTCTCTTGCGGGAGGTAGGTTAGGAACTGTCCTGCGTGGTGAGCAAGCACAGTCATCGGCTTTCTCTGCCTAAAGCATAGCCGTGAGAACAACACGTCAGCCATGTTCTTGTGTTCATACACCGAATTGTCAAGTATTACTTGTCGGTTGTCAAAGATCATACAGCCCGTTCCTATAACGTCAACACGCACATCCTTGTCTACATTACCAAGGCAACGATAGACATTCTTCATGCTCTTTTTAAAACTCCTGATCGGTCTGGCGTAGTTCTTACCATGGAGAGAACACGCACCTCCATACTTATCCAATCCATACAGCATGTATTTCACGAAATTTGGTGTCGCCACAAGGTCGTCATCGAGAGTAATACAGATAGACGGTTCATCCATGGTATGTATCCACTTCGCACCATCACCAAGAGAGTTATCATGGATTTCACTATTCACGTTACGTAAATCACGTAACCAATCAGGTATCTTATCATAACCATTCAATCCGACATAGACCTTATCGACTTGCGGGATGATAGCATCAAGAACTTTCTTTAAGCTATTTTCTCTTTCGGGGAGTGTGGCGATATGACAACTGATCATTTGTTAAGCGCTTTAAGTATAGCGTCCCTCAAGATATCTTCATACCTATAAACGCCTAACGCCTTGTAGTAATTATCATCTGTTGCTGGCGACATGACATCGTACATCTTAGGCGTGAGCCTATTACATACCCATATAATCTCATCCACATCATCTACTTGAAAGATACCTATCTCGCTGAAATATTCATCTATATTGGTGCAGCCCCAGTAAATAGGCACGGTTTTGGTTATCAGTGCGTCTATTAGCTTCTCGGAATAATGATCCTTACGACTATAGGTATCTATCGCAATATGGAACATACAGTCCATAACCCTCACCTTATCTTTACGATTATCCCAAGGGGCGAGTGGCAGTAAGTTTGGAATGTCTACCGGATTCCATGAACTACCATAGATATCAAACGGTATCTTAATCTCATTGCGTCTTGCATATAATTCATATCTCAGCGCGTGACCTGGTAGATAATTCCTATTGCTCATTATCATAGACACGCCAAACTTCTTTTTGATATTGGGGTCAGGGTCTACGAAAGAACCACACCCAACAAGTTTAATGGCATTAGGCAAACGTAACAACTCTTCAAATTGCGTAAGCAGATAAGTATAACAATCTCTGTGTTTTAATATCAATGAATTATACAATCCCTCTGATTGGGTTGTGACAAAAAACCTTATGGTATCTGACGGGACGGGCGTAAGACTTTTAGGGATAAGGTTATCAATAACAACCTCTATTTGCTTATCACAAGGGACATCAATATTAGCATTGATACCCTCTGGAAAATCAGACCTTATTATTGCTTTCATCTTATAAAAGAGGCATCGCCCCATGAATTACCACGCCAAAACACATCCTTAACCTTGAACCCTTGATCCCCAAGGAACGACACTACCTCGTCAATCATAGGGCAACCCTTGTAGAGTTCCTTCCTATAGACCTCTGTCGTGATAGTATCAATGTATCCTAATGACCTCTCTGCCCCTCTAAACACCTCAAGTTCATAACCTTGTGTATCTACATGCAGATGATCATAAAGAGACCTGTCATATTCTATATTATCTAGCTTATCTATAACCACTGACACCTTATCATTAAACTCTATATCAGGATACTGTTCAAGATGAAGATATGGTTCTAATATAGAACAAGACTTACCTTGATGTTCTGTTTCTACATACATCGGGATGATGCCAACCATATTGCCTATCGCCAACCTGTGTATTCTTATATTATCCGTCTTCGGCAGGATGCGACATAGCTTGTTATAATTAGCGAGGATCGGCTCGAAGAAGATAAAATTTTCTACCCCTAACGAAAGCCACCCTTCATATTCCTCTGCCCAATGTGCGCCTATCTGTATTACTCCTTTCATATCTCGTTTCCTGTTACATATTCTGACTGTCCATATCCTATATTCTCTACGTAATTATCTAATAACACAGCGGTTCTATAACCTAACTTATGATATCTCTCGCCGATAGCCTGCTCTCTGTGCCATATCGTACCCTGCCATGGTATATCAGCATATGGTGCAACCTTCTTATAATCGCTTAACCGCTTAAGTGCGCATGCTGTAGTGAACCCGTGCCATGCAAAATCATTAAACCCGTTTTTCCCCTTTTCATAGTTATCCTGTATGAGCCTATACTGCACACCACCCGCTGACAGTATTTCCTTCTCCATGGGGTGACCATTCATATCCTTTAGCCACACTTCCTCTATCATGGGTTTTGCTTTCATTAGAGCCATAGATTTTTCTATAAACCCACTTTTACCACTACAACACCAGTCATCTTCGCAATGGAAGAAATATTCTGTTTTGATATGCTTATAACCTAAGTCAACGCTCTTAATAAGCCCTACGTTCTCCTTGTTAAACACCAATGTAACATCCTTATAAGCGTCTGTTAGTTTCTGATGTATAGCAGGATCGGCAGAGTCATTGACTATGATATATTCATCTACGGGGTATGTGTTGAATGCCCGAAAAGCCCAGAATGATTGCTCTAATAGGTGCAACCTTCTACACGAAAAGAATATTACAGTTAACCTTTCCATTCAAATATCATTAAGGTATTTTTAAACCAACTCAAGCGAGCCTCATCCCTTAAGCCTACCGTTAAACCATCGTTAATAACGAACCCTCTTTTAGCCATCTCACCTATTACGTATTCGTTGGTATGACAATTTACGTGTCCCGTCCCGCCTTGGTTTGGTACAGCCCAAGATAATACAATCCACCGAATAGCTAAATTACACAGGTTATCAATAAAGACCTGTTCATATTCTGCGGGTATATGCTCCCCTACTTCCAAACAAAGGACTAAATCGAACTCCCCAATCTCTACGGGTTCTGAGAAGTCCATTATACGACAAAGCCCCTTTGATAGCTCTGGTGTTAGCGGAGAACCATCATAACCCTCAACCCAAAAACCACGTTCATATAAGTATCTCGTATAAGAACCATTACCGCATCCAACATCAATAATGCTATGTACACCATCCTTAAATAGGAAGTCAATCGCAGAGCATAACGGTTCATCGAACTCATGCGTGGCTACCTCATCTCTCGTTGTCCATATACCTCTTACGTCCATAATTTTAATGCCTCTTTATTATATTGATCTATCTCTTGTGTTATCTCATCTCTTATATGGAAGAACCTCTCTTTAGGTATAAGCGGGCAGAAATAATTATGAGGACTCTGATGAGAAAACAAACTCATATCATAATTATCATTTATTAATCCCAGCGCTTTTGTTTCTTCATACAAATCGGTACCCTTATAGGGAGTAAAGAACGAAAGTGTAATCCTAAACGGCTTAAGCGACTTCACAAACTCTATTGACTTTAGGATAGACTCTTCTGTGTCTTTGGGAAACCCTATTATCATATACGCCTTCCATTGAATGTTGTTCTTATTTAATATATCCGAGGCTCTCTTAAAATCATCAGTAGTCTCACCCTTCTTAACATACCTCAATATCTCATCATCACCAGACTCCAACCCAAGGCTCATCTGCCCACACCCAGCACTTTTCATCATCCTCACCATTGATTCTGTTATGGCATCAGCCCGTGTATCACATCGCCATAGGGCGGGTAAATCATACTTAACACAGAACTCTGTGATTCTCTTTTTATTAACAGTAAACGTCTCATCCCAAAACGTAAAATAGTCGCTCTTGAATTTGTTGTGTACATATCTCATCTCGGCGATAATTCTATCTATAGACTTATATGTAACCAACCTATTCCACATTATCTTTGACGCACAGAACGTACAGTTAAACGGGCACCCTCGGGAAGAAAGAACGTGGGCGTAACCATTAGGGCTATAGTGATCCAATAAAAGATTGTAGTTTGGGAAAGGCGTTGTATCCAAATCCCTTACCCTATCATAAGACTCGAACTCACCACAAAACACTTCCACCCCCTTGGGATATGCATCTGGTTCTGTAGACGGATGATTACCTCCCACTATGACGGGTATGTTATAGAACTTAGCGATATTTATGATTTTAAGAGCCGACTGGAACTTCACGTTTAATACGTTTATCCCAATCTTATCGGGCTTTACTTTCACAATAGTCTCATGTAGTTCCTGCCATATATGATGGATAGGATCGTTCAACGCTTGTAGGTAGGCATCATAGTGACTCGATCTCTCTGAATACCCGACATATTGTGTGCCACCAATCTCCATATTCTTTATTAACACCCTTTCACCGTCATTATCCATCTTTGACCCAACAGCCAAGAGAGATAATGGGACGTAATCTTGTTCTAATCCCAAAAAACGGTAGAACGGAGGGTTAACCAACAATATCATAACAGGGTTTGCCTTGTAGATAGTTGGCTATTCTTATACTCGTTTCTGGCATCGTCTTAGTATGATTAGATGGGTTGGTGTCATTATATATATAAAGAACTTTATCAATGAACCTTATCCTATTATCACCAGCCATTTCTATTATCGGATACATCATACATAAGTCGCCACAAGTGATAAGCCACTCCCCTTTCTCGTCCTTGAAATCTTCTTCATTAATGCGATCCCATGCTTTCTTCTTAAATGTCTTAAGGTGAGATGTAGTCCACGCCCTCCCTTTTCGATATGTCCTACTATTAAGATTTACTATCTCTTCTCTACCACTGGGGCCGTAACGCATCGCCTGAGATAGTGGCTTGCAAAAGTTATGATAACTATGGCTTAATGGTTCAAACTGCCCCCACGTAAGCCATACATCTTCCTGGTAAACATCGTTAAGGTAAGATAGTACCGTATCGTCAGCGAACCAATCATCACCATCCAAACAAACAATTATATCTTCTGGATCAAAGAAGAACGCCTTAAGCCCAGTAACCATGTTTATTAAGGAATGAACCATGTTCTTGTCATTTTTCACAATACACGCATCGTATTTAGAAACTATATCCCAGGTGCCGTCGGTAGAATGATCATCAATAATCAGCAATCTATAATTCGTATAATCCTGTGACAAAACAGAGTCAAGGCATTTCTTTATCCACTCCGCAGAGTTATGGACTGTCACAAGTACTATAAAACTATTCTGCATAATAAAACCAATCTTCAAAATCTGCGTTCCCCTTAGAATTCTCATTAACAAAGGTGTATCCCTTGGATGTCATTATCTCACGAATTTTCTTCTGTTTGGCACCATTATCCCAACGTGAGGCGTGTTCTATAGTCCAAAGAGTAACCTTATATTCATCGAAGGGGAACTTAGTTAATATATCATATTCCACACCCTCTACGTCTAGGCTTATATAATCAATAATCTTAGGGCAATTAAAACGCCTAACGATAGTATCTAATGTCATAGATTCTATTTCGTACCCGTCATCCGATATGTGACCCGCAAACCTATCACCCTCGTATGTTTTAAATTTAACTATCCCGTCTATATCTGAAATAGCTACATTTAAACAGGTGCAATTTCTGATACTCGCCAATATCTCATATTGAGATATATTAGGTTCGATGCATATACCACCCCATTTAAGTTGCTTCTCTAAGTGGTATGTGTTGCTTAGATCAAAACCATTGGTAGCTCCGATGTCAATAAAATAACCACCAACTTTATTATGCAGTTTTTTACAAACCCATCTATCCTGACCAACCTGTGACTTATACATATTATATTATTCTTCTTACGTTTCTTGAACTTGGTAATCTCCTGTCAGCGGCTTTATGCCCACCAATCTTATGTATGAATATATCTAATGAAATAGACTTCGGTGTTTTATCCTTGTATGCTTGGGCTACAGCATCTTCCTTGGGTTTAGCCCTTTGATCTGGAATCCAACTCGTATACCACAGATGGACACAGTACGAATTCTGTTTAATATAAGATTTTATCCTTACGCCATCCTCGGGCTTGTTACCTCTGATATCATATCTAAAACTATTAGGCATTGGATAAAAGAATGAATCTGGGAATAAAACCGTCTTCTCGCTTGTTTTCTTAATATAATCCACGTAGATGCTTGTAATGAGCTCTGCACCTGTTTTCTTCATAACATTACCAAGCCTCACGTCCATTCTGTTTCTTTCTATATAAATAGTGTCTATAATAAGTTTCATAAACACATCCTTGGGTTTGCATCCCATTAAGCCGTTAGCCACACACGGATTCACTGAACGCCCTCCCGCGAAGAAATCAAGATACAGTAAATCATCAAACGGTTTTAAGCACTCAAAGTCTGTGTCAACATATAAACCGCCATGCCTATACAGAATCTCATATCTAAAGATATCAGATTTGGCTCCAAGGTTATCTACCGCATCAAACGCCACTTGGTTAATCATACCAAAAGTACCTATGTCATCATCTCCCCATAGCCTAAATTCCCAATCAGGATGATACTTTCTCCATTGTGCTATTAGCCTAATATATTTAAAAGGTATTTTACCGCCTAACCATATCATGTGTAACTTACGCGGGATTACAGATTTCCGGTCACCGTTGTAATTTAAGTAGAATCTATTATAATTCTTAACTATAAGTTCCCATTGACCACTATAACTCGGATAAAAATCAGTATTTCTACCGTAATCCATGGGTATTTTAGGATCATAACCCTTATAATAAATCTCTTGATTAATGGCATGCGGTTTAGAAAACACAGACGGATTACTAAACTCAAAATGGGAATGGAACTGATGGATAACAAACGGACTGTCTATAATCATTATATCCATCCCTCGAAGTTTTATCCTACGAATAAAGTCATCATCATCGAAAGCCCAACCCCGTGCAAATCTCTCATCAAAGCCCCCAATAAGATCGAGATCACTTCTTAAAACAGCCGAACAGAAATGATAAGCCACCGGACGATATTGACTATGGTTAAACCACCCGTTCTTAGTTTTACTTGTGAATGTATAATTATTAATAGTAGGATTAATGCCACTCTTAAATTTCAACGTTTCTTCTTTATTTAAGGCATAGCAGGCAAAGGAAAGATATAAATTAGGCTTTATACTGTTTACCGCGCATTGAAGTATATCACCAACATAATAACACTCTGGACTTTGTAGTATAATTATGTCGCCAGTAGCCTCTCTCATCCCCATATTCCACGCCACACTCGAACATGTATACCACTTATCTTTCTTCTCTACTCTGATTATTTTAGCACGGTCACATACCAATGGCGGTTCGCTCGCGTCATCAACAATTATTAACTCATAATCTTTTACTTCAGATTTATCAATACTCTCGAGCGTTTTATCCAACAATGCCTGTCGTTGGTAATAAGCCATTACAATACTAACCTTCATTTCTTATTGATCTGTCAATTATAGAATCACCAGTCGGGTTTAACCCGCCGTTGGTTTTGTTTAGATAAGCGCCAGATATATGACTACCCGCATACCAATGCACCCCGATGGTATTATTCGTGAATCTATTAGGTCTGTTGTCTGAAAATAATTCCCTGACATGATTCGCATCGTAAGCATAAACTACATCCATACTTAAATTAATCCCCCTTGGGATAAGTTCTATATTAGGATATAACTTATTGAATAGGACAGAACCCATACACTGATACTGGTTCGATGAATATGACGCTAGTGACTTATCAGCCATTGTCTTAAAAACAACATTGCGCCTAGACCCCATCATAAATCCCACTGAATGTCCATAACCACTTATACAAACAACCGTCTCTTTGTCGCTATTTTCTTCTGTATTAACATAAAGTGCCTCCATGGGCTTCACATACAATATATCCATATCAGACCACAAACCGCCAAGCCCTGAAAGCAACTGCCACCTTAAATAATCAGACCGATGTACTTCAGACATATTCTTCTTCGCATCCTCGAAACTAATACCAATAGCACTAACATAAGACGTATCAATCTTATCAATCCAGTTGTCCCACGTTTCTTTATACTTCTGCTCGGTAGTAACCCAAGAGTGTTCTTTTTTAGGATTAATAGGGTAGTAATATCTTATCTGCCAATCTGGGTTTAATCTATGGAATGTGTCTATTGTTAGGTATCTTAGGTAGGGCAAACTATTCCCACCCCAATAGCAGTGTAATATCTTCGGGATTTTAGTAAGATGCCATGTCATTTCCCTAGCCCTCTCACCTTTACCCGACTAGATGCCTCTCTTGTAAACTCAATCTCGTAATGCCAAGATGTTTCTAACCCCCATGACAACTCATATTTCTTCCCACCCGGAAAAGCAGTGATCTGAGTGATAAGCCGTGGTTCTCTATCGGTACCCGTCCTTAGATATACAGATTCACCCATTTTATATCTCTGCTTCCGTGCCATTAGTTATTATCTATTAGTCTTTTCCACTCATCGCCGTCCTCTTTGTCATTCTCTGGATAGACGACAAATTTGATTATATCAGCCTTAGCACATTCAAGTATGCCCACCATCTCTATGTGGTTCACGCCAGCCCATAGAGCAATCTGGAAGGTAGAGTTACAGGCAAAGTTCTGCCTGTCGTTATCCGGCAAAGACTTAACAAATTCTATTATCTCATCTAAGAAATCTTCCTGTTCCTTTTCTGTTTTTGCCATAAAAATAGTTTTACCAAAGGTAAGGATTAAATTCGAACTGTCAAAATATTTGATTACTTTTGTGGGAACAAAAACAGAAAAACATGCTTGATAAAGGTAGAATACTCCCCGGGAGGGTACTCGTTAAAGAGATTAAAGAGCCTGAGAAAACTGGTTTGATTTATAAGCCTGTCGAGGTTATGAAACAACGCACGCACGTAGGCGAGGTAGTCCTTGTGGGCGACCATCTTCCCGCATTAGACCATGGAATACAAATAGGCGATAAGGTTTTACATTCACCGAATGGTTTTGTAACAGTGGATATTGAAGGTGAAGTTTTCAGGCTCTTAAACGCCCATGATGTCCTCTTTATTTACAGGTGAACGCCTAAGCTCGGCCATCTTCTTTTCTATTCCCTTGATGCGGGACAAAAGCACACAACCGAAATCAAACTGAGCCTGAAGTTGATTGTTAGAGTGCTTGTGGCTTTTCAGTAAGTCCAATTCCTCATTACATAGCTTCTCAAAATCCTTAGACTTAAGAACCTTCTGAAACTGTTTGTTATCAAGAATTCTCTTGTATTCTTTTTCTAACTCACGCAGTTCTTTGCGTCTTGCTTGTCGTAACATAGTATTGGTTTTAAATAAAAGGGCGAGCATTTAACCCGCCCTCCTTCTGCGTTCTGTCAACTGTTTTTTTTGAGTTCTTTCAACTCTTCCTTAAGACGTGCTAGTGATTCCTCTGCCTGCTCTATCTGCTTCTGTTTATTTTCTACGAGAGTTTGTAGGTATTCTTTTTTAGGGGTAATTTCATATTTTTCGGGATCAACCCATTGCCCTTTAATAGTCCAACTCGACCTGAATGGATTATAAATATTCTCGGCGATCCACGCTAAATCATCGTCTATCGACTGTATGCTCGGAAATAAATCCCACCCTCTATACCTTTTTATTGCCATGTTTTTAATGTTTACTATTCTTTTTAACCTTTGCAACTTTTGTACCATCACCCGTGGAACTGACATCCTGACAGAATAAATCTATTTGCGTAGTCGTAATGGCTGATTCTGTTGTAGCAATCTTAAAGAACGGCAGATTCCCCTCTCTTTGTATCCTGTGTAGCTGTTGAAGTACCAAATAATCCTCGTCAGTTATATCCCTGCCGTCACTTATGTAAGCCATGGCGATATCCAGTCTCTCTTTGAATTTATAGAAGTAATCTAATCCTTCAAGTTCTATTTCCTCAGTACTCATAGTCAGTCAGTATAATTCCAATCTACGCGTTGTAGCCCTAAGTTTTGCATTGTTACAGTACCACATGTTGTATAAGGTAACTCAGGTGGGGGCGTCCCTGTGCCTTTATTATCACCACAATAAGTGGGACTGTACCACGGATTATAGGGCAGGGTTTGCGGAATATACCACGGATAAGGTATATATTCTACCCCGACCTTTAACTTGAATTCCTTCCAATCCAACTTCAGTTCTTTAAGTTTATCGACCAATTCCCCAAGCGTGGTTGAGTCTTTGACTTCAATAGTCTTATTGTCAAAATCAATCTCTATTCTCATAATACATAATTTATCACCGCAAAATTAAATCAATTAAATGGAATTTGCAAATATTTTAACGATTATTTTTGGATTTTACGTTTCTTATACATATCTTTGCTGAAAATCTGATAA